AATAAACAAGGTCAAAATAAATTCAAATCTAATAAAACTTTTATGAATCACAATTTAACGCCGCTTATTAATGAAATAAATGAATATTTTGAATACTATACAGATTGCAAATTTGACGTATACAAAGATCATGACTATTTCAATCAGCATGTGTTAAACAAATTACATGCTGACTGGGCTAACGCACAATTTAATATTAAGGTAGATGTAAAAAGTAAAGGGTTGTTGGATTATTATCCTGACGATAATCTGTTTCCAGATTGGAATAATGTATTATACAAAATTGGAAAAGAAGAACATTACTACAGTCTAAATACTAGAGTACACCAGTTAGAAAGTCAATTTAATAATATACGTTGCAGCACAGACAACAAATATTTACACATGGACAATCCTTTTTCTGAGGATAGATGTACAAATGATATTTGCAATTTTAAAATAGCATTTAACCATTTAGGAAGAACACTATACAACAAATTTAATACATTAGATGATTCTTTACAAGCCAATGATGAGAATACATTCAATGAATTACTTGGATATGTTGATATAAGTTTATGCAGACCGCAAACTATTCCTCTAAGTAAGGAATATGTCGAATGGTGCAAGAAATTAAACAAAATACCAAGCGGAGATTTTCTAAACATTGGCAACCTAATAGATTATAAAAATAAGTTGACAGACCATAAGCAAATAGTGTATAACAATAAGAGTAATAGTTTTACAATTAAAATAGAGGAAAAGTAACATGGCAAAACCATTTGATGTAAGCAAATTCCGCAAGGACATTACCAAAAGCATTGACGGACTGTCAATTGGCTTCAACGATCCAACAGACTGGATTTCAACAGGAAACTATGCACTCAATTATCTTATCTCAGGTGACTTCAACAAAGGTGTTCCACTAGGAAAAGTCACAGTATTTGCCGGAGAATCAGGAGCAGGTAAAAGTTACTTTGCAAGCGGAAATATTGTCAAAGCCGCACAAGAGCAAGGAATATTTGTTGTGTTAATTGATAGTGAGAATGCACTTGATGAATCGTGGTTACATGCACTTGGTGTAGATACAGATGAAAGCAAGTTATTAAAACTTAGTATGAGCATGATAGATGATGTAGCAAAAACAGTAAGCACATTTATGAAAGACTACAAAGCATTGCCTGATGGAGAACGTCCTAAGGTATTGTTTGTTATTGACAGTTTAGGTATGTTGCTAACACCAACAGATATCAATCAATTTGATTCAGGTGACTTAAAAGGTGATTTGGGTAGAAAGCCAAAAGCACTTACGGCACTTGTACGTAATACTGTAAACATGTTTGGTAGTTACAACGTTGGAATGGTATGTACTAACCATACATATGCATCACAAGATATGTTTGACCCAGACGACAAGATCAGTGGCGGACAAGGCTTTATCTATGCTTCGAGTATTGTTGTTGCAATGAGAAAACTAAAACTGAAAGAAGACGAAGATGGCAACAAGATATCACAGGTCAAAGGTATACGTGCCGCATGTAAAGTTATGAAAACTAGATATGCAAAACCGTTTGAGAGTGTACAGGTTAAGATTCCATATGAAACAGGTATGAATCCTTATAGCGGACTTGTTGATCTAGCAGAAGCAACAGGCTTGTTAACAAAGCAAGGCAACAGATTACGTTTCCTAACTAGCGACAATCAAGAGATACTACAGTTTCGTAAAGCATGGGAACGCAACGAAGACGGTTGTTTAGACAAGGTAATGCTAGACTTCAATAAAATTGAGGAAGTGCTAAGTACTCCAGAAGAAGAGGTAATAGAAATTGCCGCTCCTGCTGAAGAAGAAACACAACACGAGGAGAACGTATAGTGTCATTAGACTTAGCCGCACTGGTATGGAAAGAAACAAGACAATTTATGCACGACACAGGCGATATAAGAGAAGCTGCCAATCATGTTGTTGAAGCATTGATAGGACAGTATAGTGCTGAAGAGATTAGAGAAGCATTTAAATTTGACGGAGCCATTAAACTAGCAGTTGGCGATTATCTTGGCGAGCATGAAGAGGATGATCTCGAAGAAGATGAACGTGACGAGCTACTAGATCAATACGACGATGATGGTGAATTTAACTACGACGAGTACTAGTATATGTGGTATAGTAAAGTAACCAATAATCTTGCTGAGATTCCTGGTTTTATAACTCATTATGAACATGAGTTAGAAATAGCCAAGAGTGAATGTAGAGTAGGCGGACTTGTTGAAAAAAATATTAAAGCATTGCCGGGACTCACAGAACATCGATTTAATCAACTGCAAGAAATTGAAGCGGTACTTAACTACCTAAATATTAAACTAAGACAAATAAGACGTAAACACTTTCAAAAATATCTAGAAGGATATGCTCGTGCATTAACCAGCCGTGATGCAGAAAAATATGTAGATGGCGAAGATGAAGTAATAGACTTTGAAACTCTTATCAACGAAGTTGCATTACTACGTAACAAATATCTTGGTATTATGAAAGGTCTAGACACTAAACAGTGGCAACTTGGACATATTGTTAGATTACGTACTGCTGGAATGGAAGATGTTCAAGTATGATTCCAGATCGTATTAGTATCAAAGATCAAATTATTTGGTACAACATATGGATACAACACGAGTTTGATCGTTTATATTCGCGTCAGGTAAAAAAATACTGGCGTGAACTTTTCACTGAAGATTTAGAACGTGCTAATCTCACCATCGACGAACTGAAACAATACTGTATTATAGTTAACCCAAATTGGGAAGGTCATAATGCACAAGATGTTGAACCTTTTAGGTTAATGTTGAGTGAGCTTGGTTTTCCAATAAATCAGTTTGGTGTGCTCTTTAGTTGCTATGAGGATACAGACAGGTTACCTTATCCTGCTGAATGCAATACACAAAGATTAATATATATTGCAAGTTGGCATGCTATACTTAAAAAACAAAATATTCAGTTTCAAGACCTGCAAATGGATCGTAAGTTAATAGTGCTTATGCGACGGGCGAGTGAAAGTCGTTGCACTCTAGCAAAAAAAGTATTAGACACATTTGATCCTGCAGACATCAGAATCACACTAGGAACATTTCCAAAAACTATTCCTGATGAATGGCGACGATTAATAAGCCCGCATCCATATCCTATGTACGTTGCAGATGATCGTTCAGGTGAAGCAGAACAATATAATCCTGAGCACAACTTGTTTTATACTGCGCCAATTCAACTAATTGTTGAAACAAGTAATCAAACAGATAGTTTGTCATGGAGAAATATTTTTATCACAGAAAAAAGTTACAAAACATTTGCTTGGCATCAATTTCCAATTTGGTATGCAGTACCCAGACTGGTAGAAAAAATACGCGAGCAAGGCTTTGATGTTTTTGATGACTTAATTGATCACAGTTACGACAAGGACACTGATCCACTTACAAGAATGGATAGTGTTGTGGCAGAAGCACATAGATTTAGCAATCTTGATACAGTCGCACTAAGACAAAAACACTGGAATAGATTAGAATCTAATGCACAACTAGTAGAACAGATAACTAAAACTGCGTACACAGTACAGAAAACAAAGACTGAAAAATTACAAAATGAACTACTCAAGTTTCTCAAGCCAGCAGACAGCGTTCGATCATAGCAAAAAACACATACTAGATTTATTCTATGAGTACGATGATTTTATGGAAAGTATTGGACGTGTTGTTGATCTTGGTTGCAAAAATGAAGCAATGAATTTACAATGGTTTGCTGATGCTACAACCCGCGATGAGCAAGCCATTCCTTTGAACATCAAATGTGTAGGCGTTAACAATATCGATAGACTGCATGTGAAACATAAGAGGATAAGTTTTCAAAAAGGCTCACCTGAATTATTTTCTGAAACAAAGAAAAAATTTGATATACTTTTTTGTCATGACACATTACAATTTATATTAGATCCATATAAAGCACTCAACAACTGGTGGCACATTGCAAACCAAGATGCTATGTTGGTAATTGCAGTACCGCAGACAACTAATGTAGAGTTTAACACTCTTGAATACAATTTCAGAATCAATCACAAATATCATTATACTGTACCAATGTTGATCTATATGTTGGCCGTCAATGGTTGGGATTGCAACAGTGGATTCTTTAAAAAAGATATAAATGATCCTTGGATATTTGCAATTGTTTATAAAAGTAACACAGAGCCAATGGATCCTAACACAACTAACCTATACCAACTAGCAGAAGAAACCAATCTACTTCCTGTATCAGCAGTTAGTAGTCTTACAAAATATGAGAGTATACGCCAACAGGATTTACTACTACCGTGGTTAGATAAAAATTTAATAGACATGAGCCAACAATGATAGAAGATTTTGATTACGATAGAGCAGACTATCCTACAAGCAAGGTTGCAGATGTATTTCCGTTTGAACTAAGTGAAAATTTAGGACACACATGGATTATTGATGTTGATGGTACAATAGCAGAAGTAAATCGATATCCATATGACGATGATAAACTCTTACCAGGTGTAAAAGAAATGTGGAGTAAGATTCCTACGCAAGACATGATCATAATAATGACTGCTCGTGAAGAAGTTGCTAAGGAAAAGACTTTGGCCTTTATTGATAGTCATGAATTGCGTTATGATCGTGCAGTTTTTGGCGTACATCATGGAGAAAGAATTGTTGTTAACGATAATAAACCAGGTGGGTTGCAAACTGCAATTGCATGGAATGTTAAAAGAAACAAAGGCTACGATTAAGTAGGTATATAATGATAGACACTGAAAT